GCAGAAACTTCAGAAGAACAAACAATCCAGTTAGCCCCACCTCTCAACGTAGATTTGTGAATCTGTGCTGAAATTTGGTTAATAGCTGTAATTAATGTTTGGTTCCAATCTTTTTGAGTATATGGAGCTTGACCAGCTGAGAATCTCTTCCAGCCGTTGTAATCCCATCTTAAGTTCCATGCTGCACCTTTTCTAAGGTCTCTCAAGATTTCTCTATCGATTTCAGCTGCAACTTCTTCTGATAATAAAGCTGTTAATTCAGCTTCAGCATCAATGTTGTGGAATGCAGAAACGTCTTGTGCAAGTTCAGGTGACCAAGAAGCTCTTAACTTTCTTTCTGTAACAGAAACTGTTACTGCTTGTAGGTCAAAAGAAACCTCACCCATTTGGTCTTCAAATTCTAATGAATCGTATTCTCTCCATGTAGCGGATAGTCCATATTGTGTAGCTGCTGTAACCCCTACATAACCATCAGTAGACGTACAAGTGATACATGCTGGACAAGATAAATCTAATTCAAGATAAATGTCTCCATTTGCGTCACAAGTGTCAGCTCTATCTACAATACCAAAACCGTATTTTTGTGTAACAACACGGAATAATATTGGAGTGTTAGCTGCATTTACTGTAGTTATAGGATTTTGAGCGTCACAACAAATCGTAGCTGCAGTGTTTGTGATAGCTAAAGAAGCTAAAAACTCTTCAGTATCTTGTTCATTTCCATCAGGACCAGTTAATTTACCAACTCCTGTAGAAGAGAAACCACTTAATTTTAAAATTTGTGATTTAGTACAAGTACCAGGTGCCATTGTTTGAACAGTATCTAATGTTGCTGTTGAAGCGTTCCAAGTAACGGCCATTAATCCGTTATTGATATCTGCTCCGTTAGCACCAGTAGTTTTAGTTTGAGTAGTATAACTTCCTCTTGAGTAGTCATAAAGACCATCAGTTGCTGCCTGAGCTGCATTTCCTGCGTAATACTCATCATATAAACTTGTAGACGCTGCAGAAAATGGTCCACCTGGAGTACCAGGTCCATCAGTTTGACCATAAGGTGCATAATGTGCTGTTCCATTTCTTGCTGCTATTTTAGGTACGAAGTAGAATAATTTACCAATTGGTAAGTTCATAGCTTGTACAGAAACGATATCGTTTGCCAATAATTTAGAGAAAACTCTCCTAATTATTGGGAAAACAACTGTTTCGAAAGAACCTGAATCTGAAGTTGTTGTAGCTTCATTAATCAGGTGTGTTGCTTGATTTTCATATAGTTGAGCTATATTTTCTTTAATGTGTCCTTTAAGACCATCAAGAAAACCAAGTTTGTTCCATTTGTTAAGGGTATCTTCTTTGATAACTTTAAGGTGTTTTAAACCAATGTTACCTACCATACCCGAGTCTAATAGTGCTCCCATAATTTTTTATTTGTTTTAAAAAGCGTTTATTTAATTTTCGACATTAAGTCTTTCATCCTACTAAATTGTGGATTTTCGTAAACTTTTGATTCCAATAGTTTACCCCCACTAGTAGGAGTCTTAGTAATTTTTTGAACTGACTCAGAAATTGTTTTTGTTGGTTTGTCTACTTTCTGAGAAAGACCTTCTTTAATTACTTTATACAACTCTTTAGAACTTTTTAATGTATTTACTCCATCAAAACGTTTTAAAATGTTGATTTTTTCCTGCTTGGTAGTTGAATGTTCAGTGAATAAACGTGTTACGTAAGCTAAGTTTGAATTAAACACACCCACTTCATTCAGTTTATCTCTAAAAGTTGTCAAAGCTTTCTTATAGTCAGAATTTTTAACTTTTAAAGTTTCTACCTCTTCTTTAAGAAGATTGTAGGACTTTCTTATGCGACTTTCACCTAAGTTACGATTATTAGTAATGGCTTTTCTGATTCCAGAAGGTTTGTGTTTACCACCAGACTCTCTTCCAAGACCTAAAGTTCTGGAAGCTTCTGTGTAATCTCTTTTACTTCTAGACTCATCTCCTTTATTCCCACCATATTCTCCTTCAGAATAATCTCTACGGCTTCTAGATTCGTCTCCTTTATTACCTCCGTATTTCCCTTCGGAATAATCTCTTCGGCTTTTAGATTCGTCTCCTTTATTTCCACCATATGTTCCTTCGGAATAATCTCTACGACTTCTTGATTCATCTCCTTTGTTTCCACCATACGTTCCTTCAGCATAATCTCTTCGGCTTTTAGACTCATCGCCTTTATTACCTCCATATTTTGTTGATTCGGTATAGTCTCTTTTACTACGAGATTCATCACCTTTATTTCCACCGTATTTTCCTTCAGCGTAGTCCCTACGACTTCGTGATTCGTCACCTTTGTTACCTCCGTATTTTTGGTCTTCACCTAATTCCCTATCATACTCCGCTTCCGCGTCTTCTGATTCAGGAGCGTCAACACCTAAAACACCAGTTTCATCAAAATCTTCATCTAGTTCAATTTCATAAACTACTTCATCTTCCATTTCTTCCATGTTATCCATGTCTTCCGTTTCGGACATTTCTTTAGTTTCATTTACTCTTTTCATTTTTTTTGATTTTTTTTGTTCTTCTAGTTTAATGATGTACTCAGTATCAGTAGTAGTGTCAGTTAACTCAATGTTCTCATTATCTTGTTGGATGATGATTCCATCTTCGTCTCCCATTGCTTTAAATACTTTTAATACTTCTTCATCGGATGCTAATGTTAAATCTAGAGGTGGCAGTTCAGGTAACTCTATTACTTCGTCGTCTGTCTCGTCCTCAATATCAAGTTCAATGTCATCAGCTATATCTAAGTCAGTATCCAGTTCATCACCTTCTACCTCATCTTCAATATCAATAACATCAACTTCTTCTTCTTCTTGCTCCTTAATGTAATCGTCTTCATTTAACGATTCTTTTACTAACTCATGAATTTCTTCCTTCATAGTCGAAGAAAGTATTTCTTTTGCATTAGACTTCATAGTGTCTTCCAACTGTTCAGCCTCGAGCAACGCTTTTTCTAAAATTGATTCGCTCACGTTTTTTTTATTTTTTTAAAGTTTATTATATAAAGCCACATACATGTATATGCGGTTTTATTATAAATATACAATTATTGTAAAAAATCCTTATCTATATAGGATTAAAAGGAATTTATCTATTTAAGAAATTATCTAATTTAGACATGAGATTTAGGGATTTATCTATATTGCCTTTTTCGGTATCAACCCCCTCTAAGGTTGTGGTAGCTTCATCTACGGTGTCTGCGGACTCATCTTCTTTAAATAAGTATGACCCAGGTGTAGATGGTGAGGAAACTAAATCAAAACAAATTAATTCAAAATCATCTTGTACTTCGTTATATTCTCCATTTTTTGTTAGTGAACCGACACCTCTTGATGATATGCCTAAAGTAACCCCTTGTCTTAATAAATTGGCTGCTTGGTCACCCACACAAGATATCACCCCATCTTTTAAATACGCGGGTGAAGTAAGTAATTTTAAACGACCTATCAATCTATTTCCATCCCACCATGTTTTAGTGATTATATGTGAAGCTCTATCTAAATCAATTAAGGAAGATTCTGGATGGTTTAATTCGGAAATAGAACCACCTTTTTTTATTACTTCCTGATATCTCTCATTTTCTCTTTTCAGTATTTTTTCGGGATAGATTCTACCATTTCTATTAGGGGTGTCATATTTTTGTAATATGGCGTTCATATATATTTCACCGTCGAAATCTGGGTCGTTTATTTCTTTAATGACCCCCTTATTGTCTAAGGGTGAAATATACCCATCGTGTTCTACTAATATTCCGTGACCTATTTCACGTGCTTCTAATACTCTCATAAACTAGTTTTTCTATAAATATAAACTTAAAGTAAAAAATTTATGTTAGTTTTACTTGTTTCTCCTTCTTAGTGGTATGAAATTTAAATATAGTAGAGGATAATAAAGATTCTGTGATGATTCTATTAGTTAGTTGTGTTATTGGGGAAGCTATTTCTGTAGATTTTATATTATAGTTTTGTTTGCTATCTAAAAATAGGGTTACTTCACATTTCATAAAACTTCTTTTACCTGGTTTTACCCCACTAGCTCTTAAGTCTAAATCTACTATAGCGATATCTTTAAATGGTGTGTAGGTTAGTTGTCTGTGAACCGTATTTTTTATATGATTTTTAAATTTTTTTATCGGTCTAACCCAACAATCCTTTTCTTCTACAGGTTCAGCCCACGTTGATAGATTTAAAAAAATCGATTTTAGTGTGGACATATCTACCGTACCATATGATGTTCTGAATACGTCTGAAATATTAGTTTTTACTTCTCTTCCTTGTTTTAACATTTGTTAATTTTTATATATAAAATATAAAAAATATCCCTGTTTACTTCAAGTCCTCTAGAAGGCCCCTAACCTTAATATATGATTTTTTTGATTGAGTTAACGTCGTGATTTCATTCTTTACCTGTACTAATTTTGCTGATAGACTTTCATCTGTAGATTCGGCAAGTAAACTATTAATTTTATTTAAGGTAACTTCCTTAGTTGTGTTATATTCTTTGGTTAATGTGTCTTCAGTCATTAATAAAGTATTTTTAAGTATATGTTTTTGTGATTCAGTTAAAGAAGTTCCGTATGTTTCTTCATAATTCTTGGTTAAAACATGTGATAATATCTTAGGACTTATTATCTTCTTTAATACTTTTTTATTTGAGTTGAGGGCTGATTCTATTAAATAGGTTTTGGATTCTGCAATAGAGTTAAGGTTAGTTATCTTGGTGTTAAAGATAATATCGTCTATTTTTTCATAAATTATATTGGTTGATTTTTTACATAGTTCTTTTCTATCTTCTATAATTTTATCTAGAATTGGTGTTACCTTTTTCAGTTTTGTTTTGTTTTCTTTTAGAAAACTTAAGGCTTCGTTTATATATTGAGAACTCTTATCGGTATTTTCGAATTTTTTAGTTTCTATTTCATTATATAAAGTAAAAAACTCTCTTAGTATTTTAGAGTACTTCATCGCACCCATAATAACTGATAAATTGTTCTTAAACGTTTTACTTTCTTTAAATGAATTTTCTAGTATACTGTCTATACTATTTTTGTAATATGAGAATCTTTTCATGGATAGCTTTTTATAATAAATATAGTTAATCTTCTAATAATGACTTAACTTCTTTATTTATTGTGTCGATATTATCATTAGTCCTGTTACGTATCTCTTCTAGGCCTGACAATGACAAACCTTTTTCTTCCATTAATAGAGGTAATCCTTTTTCTACATTAAATCCTTCTGCTGTTGGTAGGTCTGGTTCTGTGACTTCTTCTCCTCCTCCTGGTGCTTCGGTTTCCGGACCACCCATATCAAAAGCTGACATATCTTCACTACCTTCTTCGGTTCCTGGTTCCTCACCACCTTCACCTGCTGGTTCATCTGCTTTTACCGGTTCACCGTATAATTTATCAACCGTATTAAATAACCCTGTTTTCTTAATTGTTTCTGCGGTTTTTTCTAATTCACCAGATAAAGCTTTTTCAAATCTTTGTTGTTGTAAATCTAATTTAATTTCTTCATCACTCATACCTAAAATAAATTTCTTTGCCCATGTAGCGGATACTGGTGCTATACCACTTCCTGGGTCACCAACCGCATCCTTATATAAAGTTATTTTTGTTTGCCATTGTTCTAGTTTCAGTAACTCTGCTTGTGTTGAAGGATTGGTGAGTCCTAGTGAAAAATTCTCTAGCTCGTCTTCAAACCCTAAAACATATAAATGAATTATAGCAATTTTATTTAATTCTTGTATTATAGCTTTTTGAATACGGTTTATAGTTCGTGCAAACCTAATGTCTAGTAATGCGAGATTTTTACCTTCACCCACTACTTCTTCAAACCCTAAAAAAGCTTTCGGTATTCTTAGAGAAGCTAGAAGTTTTTTCTGGATATATTCTATATCGGCAATTTCACTTAAATTAGTAGCTCCTGGTAAGGTGTCTATGGGACTAGCGGCTGCTTGGTCTCTAACAGGGATAAAATAGTCTTGGTCTACCGCCATTTGATTCATTCTTAAATCAACATTACCGTTAGATGGGTCAACTACCGGGTCTCTTTTAAATTTATTAGCTACTTTTTGAATATATGCTTCCACATCTTTATCATCCATATTACCAACAAATATTTTAAATACTCTTCTTTCTGGTGCTCTAGATGTCCTATATACTAACATAGCGTCTTCCGCTAATAATAATTGTTTCCATATTCTTCGGGCTTTTTCTAACATAGATGTACCATAAGGTAATCTTCTATCGTCCCCTAAAAGTCTAAAATGAGCTATTTCCCATGAATTGAATTTTAGTTCTTTTTCTCTCCACTTAAATTCTACAACATGTGCTTCCTCATCATCATTATTTAATTGATTTAAATAACTATGACCTTCGTTTCTTTCCATTTCAATATTTGGTAATTGATTACACCCTATTATTCCTTTCTCTGGGTCTATTTTTAAATAAACAAAATTATCTCCATATTTGCATGTATTACGAATCCACATTGGTAAATTGGTGTTAACGTCTAAGATGTTGTTAAATAGGTCACCTAAAATAGACTTTATCCTAGTTGATTCTGAATATAGACTTAGAATATAACCTTTTTCAGATGGGGTAGTACATTCTTCTGCGTAGATATCTAAAGCTGCAGAAATTTCCGGTGTAAACTCCATAGATTCATAGTCATAATATGAAGCAAGTCGTGTTGGTTCGTAGTAAATGGATTTAGTATATAATTCGTTGTCTATCTTTTGCCATTGATTAGATAGATATAATGATTGTTGAATTTGTAATTTTTCTTTTTCAAATTCTTTCTTTGAGTCAGTTTTTAAGATGTCTCCTGAACCTATATTGAATTTTTGATACGATGGTTCAGTGCTTGTTGGTCCTGCTGGTCCAAACAATTTACTTAGTCTTTGATATATTGTTAAATCTGCCATGTTGTCTAATAATAGGAATTATATTATAAATAGTAAAACATTTATCATTGTACTTTACCAAATAACCACCCATAGTCTTTATATCGTTGTTTCGCGTCCATATGGGTATTACCTGGTACACCATATATTGGTTGATTTTGTTGTGGACTTCTGTGTTTAGGTGTGGATTCATCACTAGAAGTACCTGTTACCCAACTATCTAACATAGCTTTTGTTAGGTTATTTGCCCTTTGTAATTGTGAGAAAGAATGTTCTCCAACATATAAAGCCATTGCTAATGCCATTATTAAATCATCATGTTTCCCTTTCATATGATTAGGTTTTCCATTTATATAAACAAAGGTATACATTTCATTTAATAGTCTTTTAGACCTAATTATAAATTTATGTCGTAATGCTTCTTCAAACGCGGAAACAATCTGAGTTCTTTTATTGTTAAATGCTATCCCTGGTATCTTGGTTCCACCGTTTGGGTCATATTTCCATTTATCAGCAGTGTTGGTTCCTTCTACATATAAATCCTTATATCCCAATTCTTGTAGTTTTCGGGAGGTCGCTACACCCATACCTCCTGTAATATCTATTACTACATAAGCTTTGTACATTCCACCCCATTTATATATTAAGTCCGCGGCTAAATCCGGTGGAATTTTACCCAAATATTCCGCTACTTGGCGTCTTTCGTCGAAATCAATAATGACTATTGATGTGAAATCTTCTGAATCCCCTCTACTTACGTCACACCCTAGTATATATCGATGGTCCTTTTGTGGTTCCTCCCAAACCCATAATTGATTACCTACAAACATAGTTTCTGGGTCTCTAATATCTTCATTTTTTATTTTTTCTATAGTGTCTACAGGTACCACATTGTCACCTGAACCTAAGAACGCACTTTCAATTTCTTGTGCCACTTTTCTCCTGTCGTATTTAAGTTTTTTTACCATACTTTCAAACCACGAAGAACATGGTTTGTATCCGTTTTGGGTTAATTCAACAAACTTTGATAATTCTTTCTCGTGTATAAAGTTATTTTCATCATAATCTTCTCTATTTAATAGAAAGTGTACTATATCATCCGTTTTAACCCAAAATAAGTCTTTAGTGAATCTAGGGTCATTTTCCCAATGTAACTCAGAAATAACAAAACTATTTAAACCTTTTATAGATTGTTCGTATATTTCATAATAAATTTTATCGTATCCGTTTGGGGTAGATATAACTATTACTTTACCTCCTGTGGATAAAGAGGCCATACAAGCAGCCCAAAAATCATCACCCGCTTCTATATATGCTGCTTCATCAAATATTAGTGTGGTGGGGGTATACCCCCTTAACGCATCTACTGACGTAGCTACAGCTTTTACTTCACAACCATTATTTAATTTAAAATGTTTTTGTGAGTCTTTTTCTTTTGAAAATCCTACATTAATCCACTCAGGCCACTGATTTAAAAAACCTCTTACTTTATTTGCAAATTCCGACGCTGTATCTAATTTGTTAGCAATAATAAGAATTTTTTCTGGTTTTGTTTTAGAAGCGAATTGTAGTTTTTTGGATACCCAGGCAGCGGTAGCGGTGGACACCCCAGCCTGTCTATATTTTTTAGTTATATTGTCATTGTACTTTTCGAAGTTTGAGAGCATCATTTCCTGTTCTGGAAACAAAACAAAAGGTACGTATTTAGATTGTGTATTATCGTAAGTTTCTAGATAGGTTTTAATAGCATAATTTGTGTCTTGGACACAACGCGCATATTCTTGTATTAATTCTTCTCTGTTCATATGCTATAAATATGTAAAAATTTTTATCCCCCCAGATTATATAAAAAGTCTTTTTCTTCTTGGGTTAAGGAGTTCATTCCACTTTTGTTGATTTTATCTAAAATGGTGTCCATATCTAATTCTTCAGGTGATGCTGGGAGTGGTGGTAAATCTATATCTATCTCTGGGGCATCACTACTCTCACCAGAAACATCCTCATAGTCCTCTTTTTTTAGTTGTTTAACTATATCATCAATCATTTGTTTAACTTGTTGTTTTCCTTTTTCGGACCCAGATAATATGTCCTTCGCTAAATTTAAAAATTCTTCTGCTTCTAATTTTACGAATTTATAATAGAAATAATTCTTAATCCTTTTTTGTTCTTCAATATCAAAGAAATTGTCTGGATAAGATTCCAGAAATTTTTCCCAAATTATAGGTCCTAATCTTAAGTCCCACACTTCTGCTGGGAGAGTGTCCTCACCCCCAATTACCTCTTCTGCCATATCTGGGTCTGATGGTAGTCCATGAGCGGAAACATATTCCATAACACCTTTATATAATTCATGAACTAAAATAGGGAACATGAGTCCTTTTGCTTTAATGGTTGGTGGGTCTGTTTCTAAATCTAATTCTTCTTTCCCTGCCATTGCTTGTTCTGCTCCACCTCCACCAATCATACCTTCCATATCTGGCATTACCCAATAAAGTAAATCGTTAACGGACATTACTATCGAGTACAACCCTACTAAATCTGGGTTAATTTCATCTAATTTTTCTCTAATTAAATGATACATATAATGAGCTTTTTTTGCTGACCCCTGTATTAAGGAATTTATAAATCTTCTTTTTTGTTTTTCTAAATCTAGTTTTTGTAATCTCTTCGCAGCTTCGTCCTCCATTTCAAAATTAGGAAATTCTAGTTCCTTCTTTTTCTTTTTCTTTTTGGGTTTTGTCTGCATACCTTCCATATTAGGTTTTTCTAGTTTGGCGTCAAATTGTAAATCTCCTTCGGGAATTCCCATCTCATCTACCACTAACTTAACCGCTAAATCTTCTAATGCTTGTTTATTCTCACTTTCTATTTCCATTACTCTTCGAGCTGCCTGCATTAACATTGGTTGTAATGACATTAGAGTTTGTGGGTCAATATTCTCTACCCCAGTAGCGTCTTTTACTTTCTGTACAACATCCTGAAATCGTTGGGATGCTATTAACTCTTCAAAATTATCGGGTATTCCGTCTTTATCAATGTCTGGAAAAGCTTGGTGCCCACCTAATGGGTGTTCTTGTGAACGTAGTTTTGCTTCAATGTCAGGGGACATTCTTTCTCTATTATCACCATAGTCTATTGGTGGGGCTTCGTGTAGTTTTTTCTTAGCCATGTTGTGTTAAAGCTTTTCCCAAATTTGTAGATTTTAACCAACTTGGTAATGTACTTTTATTTTTTGCTTTTGGTTTTGGTGTGGTTTTGGGTCTCTTAAATGGTCCTGGTCTACCGGGTTTTGTAGTTGGTGTGGTTGCTGGTTTAACTGGTGCTATAGTTGGTGCTTGTGTATCTTCAGGTGCCCCCATATACTCACCTTCATTATCTCTTTCCGTTTCACTTAATTCTATTTCTCCTACCATATTACCATCTAATTTTATATCACCTTTAGGACAAATATTTAGGTCTATTATTTTATCTGATTCGTCAGATTTTAAATAACCGTTTAAATGGTTATCGTCGTCAAATCCATCTACCATAACTGCCATACTTGGTTCTAATTCACTAGCTATGCTAGTAACCATATCAAATGAACTTTCCTGTTCTGGGGTATTAAGTGTGAATGGTTTATCTTCTTCAGATGGACTTTCTAAATTTTCTTTTATAGCTTGTAGAAATTTGGCTTTTGTTATTTCTGGTGTTGTATTAGTTTCCACTAATGTAGTTATCCATTTTTCTAAAATTTCTTCTTCGTTAACTCTTTCAGGTAAATCTTCATAATCTTTTTTAGTCATTTTAGAAGCTAGCTTCTCTGCAGCTGCTGGATTAACCGCGTAAAGATATCGTTGTTGAGCTTTTGAATCGAAATCTTCTTCTATTTCTTTTTCTCTTAATAATGGTGTTCCGTCAATCTCAACATCAGGATTTCCGGTATCATCTGTTTCTATATCTAATTCTTCTTCTGTCTCATCACTTTCATCTAAATCTGATTTTAGGTACGCGAGTTCTTCTTCTTTTTTCTGAATTAATGTATTTTTTGCTTTTCTTTCATCTTCTTTACTAACCTGTTCTGTGAATACTTTTTTACTTAATTCTGTTAATTGTTTGTCGGAAAATAAAGATAGGGTTCTATGTGTGAACCCTTCATTTATAAATTTTTTAATTAAATCTTTTCTATTTTTTGACATGCTCGAATTTTTTATCAAATTTTAATACTATATCTCTAGCGTATAGTTTATCTTTAACTTCTTCTATTTTGTCACCAAAATGAAAAACTAGTCTCTCTTCATCTCCAGTATCATATTCATCTTCGTATGTTTCCCACCCTAAAGCTAATACGTTGTCTAAAGCGTGTTCCATACTAAAATAATCGGAATTCTGAACTAAGTCCAATTTAATATTAGTATTATTTAATATACCAACTTCCTTAATGTATGGTAACTCAGGTGGACCTGGTTTCCCGTGTGCTGGTTCTGAGTCCCACTCTTCTCCCCAAATTTCTTCTGTGTTATTACCAAATATAAATTCGTATATGTTCTCATGTTTATAATTTGGCCCTAACTCATTTATAAATAAAAGTTTCATGGGTTATATTACCGACCCATTTTGATTTACTAGTATTTTTCTAGTTGCTGACTTTAAAATTATATTATTATGTTTAGTTTTACCCGCAAATTTAAATTCCTTGTTTTCCTTTAATAGTTTTTCAGTCCCCATTTCCTGTTCTACCGTTTCATACTGAACTTTGAGATTCTTTCTATCTTTTACAACATTTAATCTATTTTTTAAGTAATTTTGTGGTGTGTTTGTTTCACGTTTTTGTATATAAGATTCTAATATATTGCCTACTCTATTCTTTAACGATTCCATCGCTAATTCTTCATCCTCTAATTCTACATCTTCTACACCTTCTGCATCTTCAATGTCTTCGTCACCACCTTCTAGGTCTATATCCAACTCTTCGTCTCCCATATCAATATCATCACCACCTTCCTCGTCTCCATAACTAGTTTCATCTTCTTCAAATCTATCTAAAATATCATCTCTGTCTTCTTCATCTAGATTATCTAACTCAACCGCAGAAATAACAGAATTAAGTACATATTTAATATCTGCACTTCCTAATTCTTCTTCTACATCTCTAAGTTTTTGTCCTAATTTTCCGGTAAGTTTTTGGATTGGTTTCATGAATCCTTCCATTTCAACTTCCTCTTCACCTTCATCGTCACCCATTTCAACATCCAAATCAAGTTCTTCATCACCCATATCGTCTTCAACATCCATGTCAAGTTCTTCTTCTTCTCCACCTTCCATGTCTAAATCCATATCAAGTTCTTCGTCACCACCTTCATCTGGTACATTTAAAACAAATTTTTCTTGTTCTTCCATTTCATCATACATACCATCACCCACACCTTCATTGTATTGTTCGTTTAATGGTTTGAATATTAGATTCATTCTTTTAAGAGCCGCACCATAGCTTTTAAATCTATCTCTTTTTTTATTCATGAATCCACTAACATAGTCTAATTCAGATTCATTGATTCCACATTTTAAATAATACCCATCTCTTTCCTGAATAATTGCGTAGGTATTACCGTCGGATGCTATCTTACTAAAAGAATTAGTTGCGATATGTCTTTCTTCATTTTTCACAACTTCATTATATCGAGCAATTTCCATGATTCTCGCAATCTTGTCTTGCCCTTTTAATTTTTCACTACCTATAGGTTTTAATTTTCCCATTTTAATTTGTTTTTAATTTTTTTATTTTAATTCTGATTTGCTCCCATACCTAAAAAGGTTACCTGTTGTATTGGTGTCCTTCCAGAATAGAACTCGTTATTATATGCTGATGCTACATTTGAATCTGTATTCCCTGTCATTGCTCCAGCACAAGTACAGTCATAACATAAGAAGGTTACTCCACCGGTTTGGCTGTTTAAGTGTGGTGGTGAGATTACCATCTCTACTGGTACGTTAGATGATGTTGTTATAGTAACACCTTTATATACAAAATTAGTACCACCAACAGCTGTGGTACATTTATAGTTTGCGTATGTGGTAAGTTTACCAGCCAACAAAGTTGCTCCCCCTATAGGGGTAGTTGGTATTGAATTGCCTCCGTAATTTCCTCCTGCCATAACTAATTAATTATTTTATTATAAATATCATTAAATACCGAAAACTTTTTCTTCAACTGTAAGTGTTTGGTCAATTAAGTCATTTCTGATGTCGTGTAACTTTTTTATGTACCCGTTTCTTCGTAAAAATTTAAAAGTGAGGTTTTCATAAGAGTATTCTCCTTCGTCATTTAACCCAGCACTTCTATATTTTTTTAATTTATCTTTTAATAGTGCGATATTGTCTAAAACTTCCTCCGGTTCTTTTCTTTTAGAGTCGTCTTCTACTTTATCTATCTTGTCTATCCACCCTTTTGACTTAGTTAATATCTTTGTTGGTTCAATCACAAAATCCACATATTTTGGTTCTGAAATCCAGTCGTCATACATAACTGAATATACACCACTTGCGAAATGTGGTTCACTAATATCTTGAACGTATATTTCTACGTCAAAATCTTTAACTGTTATATCTCTTAAGGAATTCCATATAATTCTTCTACTGTCTAAGTATTTTTTTAATAGGGAGTTTTTTGAGTTGGGTGCGTCAATTAATATATGGAGGTCTACGTCTGAAAAGTCTGACCAATTATAGTTAGATAATGAACCTGTTAACGTTACATCTTCTATGTCTATATCTAAATCAATAAACGCTAAATAATCTTCTACAATTTTTAACAAAGAATCCCTGATTTCGGGTTTCATTTTAAATGTTCCATCTTCTTGATTCCAGATATCGGGATTTAATTCTTCTTTTACCTTAAAGCTATTTACAATTTTTTTATCACTAGTCTCCATATATAATAAATATAAGGAAGATTTGTCTATGACAATTTTTTATATTTATAGTTTTTAGCAATATTCTTAGAAAAATAAGAACCTTGACTTTCAGCTTTTCTCATCTTTGTAAAAATAGAAATCGGCACTTTACTGTATGAGTACTTTCCTCCTTTTTTAAACTCTACAATTAATTCACTATTCTCTGTATTGTATTTACTAGTTTTTAAATTAGACGAATCATATTCATTAATTATTAACTTACCCACTATTTTTTCTGATTTTATTGCCATTTTATTGTGGGTGTGGGGGTACTGGTTGTGGTGTTCCTTGTGGTGGTGTTTGTGGTACCTTACTATTCAATGTTTGGATAGTTTGACTCATTTGATTCAAGAGTAGAGTTAAATTCTTCACTGTGTTATGTAATTGGTCTAATCTTTCTTCCAATTTTAAGGGTCTCATAGGAGTTTCGGTAAAATGAGTAATTCTCCCAATTAATTCTTCAGGTGTTCTAAAATCTCTATTTGGTAACCATATTTCATCTTGGAAGATTATTGCTGGTGTCATTCCGATTCCCGCAATTCGTGTAATTTCATTCCATTCTTCTTCATTTTCGGACGCTACTATTTCTTCGTAAGGAACTTCTTTTTCGTTCAAAACAGTTTTAAGTCTATTACAGTAGTGACATGTTGGGTTTGTGTAAATTTTCATCATAATATTTTTATTTAATTATAAAAAATTGGTTTTGGAAAGGAAATGATTCCTTTCCAAATTTATACCATTTATTTTACCTCTTCGAACTCAACATCAGTTGCTTCATCAGTTGTTGGTTGGTCTTCAGATGTAGGTTCTTGAGTTTCTTCATACATTTTTGTGGATACTGCTTGCCATTTATTATTCATTTCTTCTAATAAAGTATCTATTAAGGTAAGGTCTTTTGTAGTAATAGCTGATTTTAATTTTTCTAAAATACCTTCTAATTCTGTCTTGTCACTTTCGTCAATTTTATCTTCATTATCTTTTAATTGTTTCTCGGTTTGAAATACCATAGCGTCTGCTTGATTTATTTTGTCCACTTCTTCTTTTTTCTTTGCATCTTCTGTAGCGTTCATCTCCGCCTCTTTTCTCATTCTCTCAATTTCTTCATCGGATAAACTACTTCCAGATTCAATCTTAATATTTTGTTGTTTTCCTGTGCCTTTGTCTAAAGCTTTAACATCAATAATACCATTAGCGTCGATATCAAAGGTAACTTCAATTTGTGGAATACCTCTTGGGGATGGTGGGATATCTGTTAACTGAAATTTCCCTAGGGTTCTATTGTCATTTGCCATTGCTCTTTCTCCTTGTAATACATGAATATCTACCGCTGGTTGATTGTCTATCGCTGTAGAAAATACTTGGGATTTTGACGTTGGTATTGTCGTGTTAGAGTCAATTAATTTTGTCATCACCGCTCCCATAGTTTCTATACCTAATGATAGTGGTGTAACATCTAACAATAAAACATCATTTACATCTCCAGCCAAAACACCTCCTTGGATTGCCGCTCCCATCGCTACTACTTCATCTGGGTTTACACCTTTAGATGGTTTTTTCTTGAATAGTTTTTCAACCGCTTTTTGTACAGCTGGAATTCGTGTAGACCCACCAACTAGTAATATCTCGTCAATATCAGTTGCTT